GAACAGGAGGCGACACTTCTACCTCGCTCTATTCGGGTATGTGGACGTTTTCACGCTTACGAGGACAGCGCCCGAACCATGACGACGGGAACTCGCCTCTCTATGGACCCGCGTACGGGTGTTTTTTCTATGATAGATCAAGTAACTATCTCCTCGGCGACCAGTATGGCGACGATTGAAACCCTTAAACACGCTAATCGCTTTTATTCTTCATATATGGGAGTAACTAATGACGAAAAATCACTTATTAATTTAATGGGCGAAACTGGACTCACTATGCCCTCATTAGATACTCAACAATACTCCGTACTACAAGAGGGAGACGGAGCGAACTCTAATGAATTCTGTATTCATATCCCTACGGGACTCCTACTCGGGACGGCGGGTATTAATCTAAGTAGTCAGACAGGAGTCGGTGGTCTCCGTATTTCTATTACACTCGCTCCTGACTCCATGGTTCTATTCGACCAGAACGGGGACGCTTCGGGGGGTGGTTTAGACGGCGCCTTTTATGAACTAACCGACCTAAAAATGGTCTGTGAAGTATCAGATCAGGTAATCCCTAACGCTCCTCTGGAATATAATTCTATTACGGGATACTATACTACTATCAACTCAACGAACGCGAATCTCAACTTTTCTCTCGGTCTTAACCGCGTATCTTCTACTATGTTGAATTTCATACCCTCAGATTATCTTAACAATCTTAACCAGAACTCTTTACAGACGATTAATCCTCTAACTAAGGCGGGCGCTATCGCTGACGTGAAACAGGTAGTCTTTACTAAGGGAGGAATGAGATATCCACTTGATTATAATATTGATACCAGTTTTAAGACGAATAGTAATGCCTCTCAGGTGGATCCTCAGGTAGTTAGAAATTTCATGAATTCGGTTCTACCATTTAAGAAGATTAGTCATACTATCGCGGGACCTTCTACTATTAATAAGTCCTATACTACGAATGATAATGGCGTTATAGAAGGAGGCGCTCTCTATGGTGTAGGTGTCGCGTATGACGTATTAGGATCTGACGGCGCTGATTTCAGTAGAGAGGCGTGGGGTCTCGCTATGGATATCGGTTTAGACGATAATAACCCCAACTCCGCTTATGTATTCGTCCACCATAAAAATACTCTTGTTTTTAATCAGGGTCAGGTTCAGGTTATTTCGTAAATTAAAATCTATACTTTTTTTTTCAACTTTTTTTTATTAATTTTTTATATTTATTAAGTTATAAATATAAAATGTCTCAATTCACTAAACCGAGTTTTCTAAAAGCGGGTCCCGTCATGACAGACGCGACTTCTCGTATTGATACCGATATTCTGGAACCCGTAGTCCAGAGTGATTCTTTTATGAGATTTCAGTTTCAGAATAAGGGAGTTTTAAACGCGGGTTCACGCGTAACCTTCTCAATCACTAAACCCTCTACGGAATCTTATTATCCTATCGGCGTAGGTGTAGGCGCCCTTATTGAACGCGCTACTTTTAAAGTCGGAGGAAAAACTATCTGTGAAGTTCAGGACTGGGGACACTATCACGGATACGAAAGCGTATTTATGGATCAGTCAGTTATTAAAGAAAGAGAACAATTTCTCAGCGGTCGCTCGCTCGCCGTGGGTAATTCTTACGACGACGGACAATCGGTAGAAACCGATAGAATTTTCTTAGAGAATGGTAAAGAGTTAGTAGTAGACACGGCGGACGCGACAGATTCTCAATTACTTATGTTAGATCTTCTAAAACTGGACGCGGAACCTGTTTTCTCAGTTCGTCTTGACGATTTAGTACCATGTCTTAAAGGTCAAGAATTACCACTTTTTAATATTTCTGAGGACGTTCAACTGGAACTAACCCTTACAGATACCGCTAAGCGTGTATGTATAGCGTCGGGTGGAGACGATACTAAGGCGTTCTCTGTTAATACAGCGGAAACACGCCTTATCGCTGATTATACTTTTCTGGACGGAGAAGAAATGGAGGCGTATAGGAGATCAGAACAGGGATACTCATATACTTTCTTAGAACCCCGCCTTACTAAAACTACTCTCGCTGACGCCTCCGCGTGGGGAAACCAGATCAGGAATGTCGGTGGCGCTGGACGTAATGTAGTCCGCGCCGTTGTTAGTATTACTTCGGAAAAGGTTAACGCCTCGGGACCTATTAAAACCGCTATGGGTGATTACCGCTCTATCGCCCCTGATAGTAGCGCCAAGGGAGTCTATGGGAAACTAACTTCTAACTTTAAGAAAAATGATAGATTCTTGTATCCTATTGACAGATCTAACTCCGCTCTTCATTTTCACGGGGTCATGGACGCGGAAGGGGGACCTCCTCATATCGCTCGCCCTATGTATGCTCGTCAGGGGTGGTCTATCGCTGATAAGAAATTCGAAGGACACGCCGTAGGAGGAACGAACCAACTGGAACTATCGGGTCAGGAATTCTATACAGGATACCGATTCAACGACGGAGAAAGAGTTGATAGTCGCGGTCTTGAAATTCATTCTAAAATAGATACTATGACGGGCGCTCTCGCTCCGTTCGTGTCTCGTGTCTGGATCTTACAGGAGAAGGTTATGACTATCGTAGACGGAAAGGTGGACGTAATGTTTACCTAAATAATATAATTCTGAATGTCCTCATTTTTTTATAAAGTCCTTAAAGTCCCCGAAAATAAATAAATAAATACAATACTCTAAAATAAAATATGAAGATTCATAATTATTCATATTATTAAAAACTTTTATTAATTTTATATTTCAGGACTTTCAGAACTTTCATAATTTTTTTTTTAATATTTTTTTAATCTTATTATATACTATAAATATATAATGACAGATAAAGATAATCTAATGGAGATTTTAAAGAAATCCAGACCTAACGCTAAGGAGTCCACTATTAAAATGTATACCGCTAACCTAATGAAGTTAAGTAAACTCATGGATACAGATAATTTTAAATTCTTGAATAAGTCTGAGAATGTTAAAGATAAAATCTCTGAATTACACTTCACAACTCAGCGAAATTATTATAACGCGATTATAGTTTATTTAATGGCGGTAAAGGAAAAAAAAGAAGATCCCCTTATAGAGGAATACGTAGAATTAAGAGATACATTAAATAAAAAGTATGAAGACGAACAAGCGACGGGAGTTATAAGTGATAAACAGAGTAAGAATTTCGTACCTATTGAAGAAGTGAATAAAATGATTAATGACATGGGAGAAGAAATAAAGAATAAAAAAATAAAGAAAAAAGAGGATTTAACCGCGAAAGATAAATCATTACTTCAATCATATATTTTATTTAATATATATACACGTCTCCCTCTACGTAATGACCTCGCTGGAATGGAGGCGATTAATAAAAGATCATATAATAAACTATCAGAAGAAGATAAAAAAGAGAAAAATTATTTAGTAATTAATAAAAATAAAATGTTTATGGTTCTAAACAATTATAAAACCTCCGCGAAATATAAAGAATTAGATATCGATATCCCGAAAGATTTAGAGAAATTATTAAGATTATATATTCGGGTTAATGGTATGGGAGTATTATTCAAGTCTTCAACTGGTAAACCATTATCAAGAAACGCTTTATCTCAATTACTTTTAAAAGAAACTAAAAAGAGAATGGGTAAATCAATATCTACCACCATGTTAAGAAAGATCTATCTGAGTTCTAAGTATGGTAAAGTAAAGGAAGAAATGGAGAAGGACGCTAAGGTAATGGGACACTCTACGGAAGTCGCTCAGAATGTCTATATTAAAAAAGAAAAAGAAGAAGAATAAAAATCGGGAAAATTAAACGTTTAAAAGTATTTAAAAAAATCTATGTTTAAGTAAATAATGGGATACGAATTAATTAAAGATTTAAAGAACGGGAAAAAGAATGAGAAATTAGTTGTTTATTTTCTAAATAAGAACGTCTATCCAGACGATAATTTTAAGTTATATAGAAATAATAAAAAAGAGGTTGATTTTAGAAATAGCGAAATAGTTTCAGAATGTAAAGGTAGATTCTGTAAATATACCGATTATGAAGAGACTTTTTTCGGATATAATAAATTAGAGTATTTAATTGAAAAGAAAGAACCCCGTAAATGGAAATTCTTTTTTTTATTTACTAATGGATTATATGTATGGAATTATAAAGAGAATGAGTATAGCGTTAAAGATTTCTACCATAGAGAACATGGTAGAACAGAGAAATACGTATACGTTAATATTAAATATTTAGAAAAGATAACCGCTACTATAAATAGTCGGTCATTTCTACCCGAAGATATCAACGATTATCTCGGGACTATTCAAGATAGAGACGATTAATTAAATTCTATTATATAATTACCTTTTTTACTTACCAGTCCGTAATAATGTTTAATTTTTTTTTTCTTTTTAAGTTCTATCTGTTTTTTCATTTTATTAGAGATAATAGGTTCTATTTTCTCTTTTAGTTTAGGATCATTATTTAATAATTTTATCGCTCTTCTGACTGAGGGTATATCTCCATGAATCGCGATATCCCTTGTAGGAATATGTATCTCCTCGATTGTATTGAACGAACTACATTCAATAAGATATCCATTAGTACAATACACGATAACCTCTTTACAGAAATTCATTAATTTACCTTTTTCTTTTACACTCAATAATTTATCGGGATTATGTTCGGATAAATATTTTAGTAATTCTTCTTTATTTTCAATTAAATAAATCTCTCTATCTGGTTCAATATCTTTAAGATTATTTACATAGGACCAGAGGGTAATACTTAATTTAAGTTTATCCATGTTATTACTATTAGGAATATCAAGGTTAAACTGACGGATAATATCCAACATATCTCCCTTACTGAAACTTTTATTAATCATTTTAATATATAATATATTTTATTTTCA